TCATAAGGAAAAAGTCGCAGGTCCGATTCCTGCCCCCGCGATTTAATAGGAGGGTAGCCCAATTGAGAGGCAGCCCCCACAAAGGGTGCCAGTGTTGGTGTCAATCCCAACCCCTCCGACCAGATTTTCGGCGGCACCGGTCGGCAAGGTGAAACAATCCTGCTTAACTCCGGGCACGGCTGGGAAAGTGAAGCCGACGCCGCGTTAGTTTTCGTGCCGGACTTGTAACCCGGGGAAACGCGAAGGACGATCGGTTTGGTGCAGAAAGAGCCGTGGCGAGCACACCCGCAATTTCAACGCGGGAAACGCGGAAAAACCCGCAACCGATCTCCACCAATTAGTAACTTCAATGATCATCTATACTTATTATGATGCTTCCGTCGGGATCAATACGCAAGCGGAATTGATCCGGCAGTGGGAATTGTCCTGGGCTCGCCGCGGGTGGGAGCCCCGGATTCTGACGCCCCGCAACGCCGCGCAGCATCCGTTCTACCGCGAGTTTGTGTCGCACATCAACAGGCTCCCGACTGTAAATCCGCGGAAGTATGAGAATGCGTGTTACCTCCGGTGGCTGGCGCTCGACGCGGCCGGCGGCGGGTGGATGTCTGATTACGACGTGATTAACTTTGCGATGGCGCCACACACGCGGGCGTTTCCCTTCGAGATCCCGGAGCGGAACTACGTCCCTTGCGTTTCGTTCTCGACCGCGGCTGGCGCCCGGCGGCCGATTCAACTCATCCTCGAATACCCGACGAACAAAGTCCTCTGGCCGGCGCAAGACGGCCATGTCTCCGACATGTTGATCTTTCAGAACAGGCTGATTAATGGAATGGACCTGGGCAAGTCCGAGGTGGGCGCCGTGGTGCGCGAATACCACGAGGCCGACTGGATGGATTTTCCGCTGACCCATTTTTCGGCCGGCGTCACGCGCCAGGCGGGGCACTCTACGAAGATCCAGGCGATTTTTAACTGCGGCCGTCCGCTGTGATGAATCATCGGCAACTCAATGCCGAAGTCTGGCCACTGGTCCACAAGGAAAAGCTGGTCGAGGCCGCCCGGCTTGTAAACGACGCTTGCAATCTCGGCATTGTAATCGAATCCGGCGCCGACAATCGCGCGCTTGTCGTTCTCAACAACTGGCTGCATTACCTCCTCAATACGGACATGCGGGAGGCGGCCCGGCTGCTCTGGACACCGACGCAGTTTTCGATGCGGCCGGAGTCGTCCCAGCAGATCTGGAAGCTTTTTGACGAGTCCACAATGGGGCTACTGATGGGCGCCGCGTCCATGTCGAAGTCGTTTACGATGGGCGTGCGGCTGTTCCTCGAATGGCTTCGCGACCCGCAGTGGACTTCCGTCTCGCTCGTTGGGCCAAACGAAGAGCATCTGGAGCGCAATCTATTCTCGCATATCGTCAATCTGCATAAAAATGCCAAGCTGCCACTCCCGGGGGCCATTGGCGAGAGGTGGATTGGGTTCGACCGCAAAGAACAAACGGGCGCCATCCAAGGCGTCATCATTCCCGTTGGCCGCGTGAAAAAAGCGGGTCGGCTGCAAGGTGGCAAGCGCAAGCCCCGTCCGGAGGCGCATCCGATTTTCGGCAGCCTCAGCCGCATGTTCGTTTTCATTGACGAAATTGAGAACGTGCCGGCGGGCATCTGGCACGACATTGACAATATTTTATCGAACGTGGATGAAGACGGCGCCGGGGGAGCCAGCGCCGGGTTCAAGCTTTTCGGAGCGTATAACCCGACGAACCGCGGCGATGAAGTAGCCGTGCGGGCCGAGCCCCCGAATGGCTGGGAAACGTTCGACATCGAGAAAGATTACCGCTGGAAATCCAGGCGGGGCTGGGACGTTCTTCGGCTGGACGGCGAGAAGTCGGAAAATGTGATCGCCGGCAAGATCGTAATTCCGGGCATTCAGACCCGGGCTGGGCTTGAGATCATTGCTCGGAATCGTGGTGGAAAGGCGTCCGCCGGATATTTTACGATGGGCCGCGGTGCATACCCCCCGCAGGGCATCGTCCTCGCCATCATTCCCCCTGGGTTGCTCGCTCGGATGCGCGGGGAGTTTATCTGGGTTGACACGCCGCGCGCGGTCGGTGGTGCCGACCTGTCGCTTGAAGGCGCCGCCGGCTGCGTTTTTACGCACGGCCTTCTCGGGCTGGCCTCCGGCGTCAAGTTCATGCCGAGCCTGTTGTTTCCGCAGGGAAACACGGTCATGTTCAAGAACAGCCTAGGGAAACAGGAGCCCCGGATGGGCCTGCTCGCAGTGCAGCAGTTCTGCCTTCCGAAAGGCGACACGATGGCAATGGCTACCGGGCTGATTGACCTCTGTAAAAAGACCGGTGTCCGGCCGAATCTTTTCTGTTGCGACAGAACCGGCGTCGGGTCCGGGGTGGCGGACATGATGAAGACGCTTTGGAGTGCTGCCATAATTGACATTAACTATTCTGAATCCTCGACACAAACGAAAGTGATGATTGAGGACTCGAAGACTTGTTATGAACAATATGACCGGATCTGTTCCGAACTCTGGTTTGCGTTCCGCCTGTGGGGGGAATTCGGCTACCTCATGCTCGCACCGGGGTTCGACCTGACCAACGTCTCGCAGCAAGTCACGCAACGGCTTTACCGTTCGCAGAACGGCAAGAGCAAAGTTGAATCGAAAAAGGACTACAAGGCCCGCGGGTTTCCGAGCCCCGATGAGGCGGACAGTCTCACGGTGTTTGTTCATGCGGGCCGTATCGGTGGCGGCGTGACACCCTCAATGCAGGGCGGCGCGGCGCTCTCGGACCCGGCTGATGACGAGTGGTGGGGAAGCTACAATGGCAATGCGCGGATTGATCCGAGCAACCGTTCCGACACTTTGCCAGAAGAGCAACCGATTTTATGACCAAGTTGAATCTCAACATGCGCCCGACCGGCGGCTATTGGTTCATCGAGCATGACGGGACCAAGATCCACGGAAAGAATTGGACGACGTTAACCCTGGCCGTGGCCAAGTATCGGACTCGTAATGGGCTCGCTCCCGGAGACCCGGCCGCGGAGGTTCGCGCGCAGGTGTGCGCCCGGACACCCCAATGCACCGATGCAAATCCGGAGCCGGCGCCCCCGGTGCCCCCGGTTATCGTGACGATCGGCAAGCCGCAACGTTCCGACCCGCACACGATTAAATCCCGTGTGCTGCAATGGCTTACAGCCAAACGGACGGAGAAACAGCGTCACGGAACAATTCACCCGAAGGTGAACCCGGGGGAGGCGGGGGCGCGAGCGGCAGTGTGCCGGGAGTGCTCGCAAAACAAGGAGATTGCTTCCGGATGCGGAAGTTGCCAGGTGGCGCTGCGGGAGTTCCGGGGAGAAGTCCTCGGGGACAACACTCGCAACCTGGACAAGGCCCTCGGGGGCTGCGGGATAATCGGTTCCGACCTGCAAGTTGCCGTCCACTTGGACGAAATCCGCATGGACAACCCGGCTCTGCCTGCGCACTGTTGGAGGAAGGTGACAACGCCGTGATTTTTCCGAATCCATTTCGGGCCGCTGCCGCATCGTTCCGCATTTTTTGGTGGAAGATCCGCGGGTGGAAAATTCTTGTTGACGCGGACACGCAAGGGAAGCGGGTGCGGGGTCATTGCGGTTGTTGCGTTCACCTATCCGGCAGCCGGCAATGCGACCTTTGCACTTGCTGGGTTGACGCGAAGACTTGGCTGGCGTCTGAGCGGTGCCCCCGGGGCTGGTGGAACCGCCAGCGGATCAAGAGATGATTTATGGCAGATGACACGAGTCCGAATATCAAACGCAAGACCCTTCCGGAAGACCCGGTAAATGGACCGAAACCGGACGACACTTCGGACACGCCCCGCGGCATGACGGAGAGTCCCCGGCTGGATTCCTCGGGTAATCCGACACGCCGCGCGCTGAAAAACGCCGGCCAGGCTCGTGACGTGATTCAGCAAGTAATCTCCGGGTGCAGTTACGTGCAGACGATCAATGCGCGGTTGCTGGCGAAATACAACGCGGAGCGGCCGTATCTCCAATCGAAACTGGAGCAAGAGGGGCTTGGGTGGCGGTCCAACTTCACCACGAAGCCGCACGCCCTGATGATCGAGAAGGTTTTCCCGCGGCTCGCGGAAGTAGTCCAGGGGCTCAAGTATTTCACCAACTCCTCGCTTCCGGCGGATCGCGAGGGCGCCAGCATGAAGACCGAGGCGTTCCGCGAAGGACTCACGAAACTTTGCCGGGGCCGTGCCGGGTGGGATACGCTGATTGACGACATCGCGCTGTGCGACTCTCTTTTCGGCCATGACATCGTCGCCACGCTCAACGAAGGCACCTGGTTTCCGAAGCATTATGCGCAGGACGAGATTTTTCTGACGGACGGCTGCAAACAGCTTGTAGAAAACGCGCAGATCGTAGTCCTCCGCGAAAACTTCATGCCGCACGAACTCTTTGAGCAGATCCGCGACCGCGAGGCCGCCGACGCCGCCGGGTGGAATGTCAAGAACGTGATTCAGGCGGTCAATGGCGCCTCTCCGACTCAGCTTCGGGATTTTCTGACGAACTCCACGACGACGGAGACCTGGTATCAAAACGCTGAACGCGAACTCAACGTGGGTTCCTCGTATCAGAATGGCGCGAGTGTGGTCCAGACGTATTCATTACTGGTCCGCGAAGTCACCGGCAAGGTGAGTCATTACCGGCTCGGAACTCCCGCGATGATCGTGCTCTACTCAATGGACGATCGCTTCGAGAACATGGAATCATGTCTGTCGTTCTACTCCTACCAAAAGGGAAATGGGACAATGCGCGGGAGCAAGGGCGTCGGCCGGGATATTTACGAATTGGCCGCGACAATTGACCGGATGCGCAACGAACTCGCGGACCGGCTGATCCTCTCGGGAAAGACAATCTTCCAGGGCGACCCGAAGCGCATTCACACTTTCAAAATGTCGGTCATCGGCGCCGCGTGCATCGTGCCGGCCGGCTGGACCGTGTTGGAACAGCGCATTGATGGGAACATCGAGCCGTTCCTGAAGATGGACGCGTATTTCCAGACGCTGGTGGATCAACTTGTGGGCTCGGTTTCCGCGCCCAATGCCGAGGGCGAGGCGTATCGGAGTCCCGAGGCGTGGAAGATTCTCGCGGCTCGACAGGAGGAACAGCGGGACAGCAAGTTGACGCGATTTCTCCGTCAGTTCGTCGCGATGATGCAGGGCATCCAGCGCAACGCGTGCGACCCGGACACGGACGAAAAGGACGCAAAGGCTTTTCAGGAAGCGATGTTGCGGGTGATGAACCGTGAGGAATTCGACGAACTGGCGAGCCAGCCCGTCGTCGGCGCCGTGCGTGACCTGACCCCCCTCGACCGCCAGATGATTGTGGCGGTTTGCGCGGAGAAGAAAGGCAACCCCCTCTACAATCAGCGCCAACTCGAAGTAGAAGACCTGACGGCCCGC